CCTGGGCGCCTTCGAGCACGTCATATATCTGGTCGCCGATACCGGCGGCCTCGTCGATGATGATAAGTATGCGGGGGTGATGCAGGCCGGGGATGTTGAATGGGTCGTCGGTATTCATGCACACGATACCGCGGAGCGGCGAAATTATCCACCTGTCTGAGAGCGTTTCCTGTGGGAAGCGGCCATGCCCAAGTATTCGGCGGGTGTCAGCCCACCAGGTATCGAGCAGCATCTGGTACGGATGCCGAATAACGATGCAGTAACCCGCCATTTCGACTGCCCACCAAATTGCAAGACACTCAGACCAGAAACCTTTGCCGGTCGCGTGGCCGCCCTTGATGGAAAGGCGGTCATTCTCCATAATGAGATGGGTCAGTTCCCGCTGCTTCGCGTAAAGCCTGATATTGAGCGCCCATTCCATCCAGCCATTCGGGTCTTTGAGGCCAAGCATTTGTGCCTGCGACAACATCTTGAGTAGTGATTCTGGTATGGGTGTTCGTGGCGCGGGCATTATCGTAACCCCTGTTTCTTCTGCCACTCCTCGACCGATTTCGTAAGCAGGTCAAGCGGCATTGAACCCAAGAGGACATTGCCCGATACCTCCTGCTTCTGAACACGGAGGCCCTGAATTTCCGCGACCAATTGGGCGAACTTGGCTTTGTCCTTGCACATCGGATTCTTGGACTGCTCAAGGCAGTAGTCCGTGAACCGCTGACGGTTATCGAGTTCGGCATTGCCGACGGCCGCGTCATAGGCTGCGTCGTTCTTGCGCCATACTCTCACTTGGCGGAGGTCTGTCCCGGCCAAGCGTGTCGCCATAGTGAGCGTCCACCCTTCTTGCTGCATGAACAGCAACACGTTGGCTTTCTTGGCGTCTTCGGGGTCTTGTGCGTGGGACTTCCGTATCCGGTCGGCCTCAGTGCTCTCCATGTTGCAGGCGAGGATTTCCATTTCACGCAGAGCGGCCTGCGTCAGTTTCATCACTTTCTGTTTGACGCGTGCCTGCCGGACAAGTTTCGCCCGCTCTTTGGGGCTTTGGGGACACATTACCGGCACATCGGGCTGAAATGGCCCGCGTGCGGGAACGACCGCGTTCGGGTCTTTGGGCTGTTTGACCAAGACCTTGCCTTTCTGCTTGTATCATACAATACATACCACGGCAGGTCAAATCAAAACCAGCCGGGCAATACGTTATGGGTCGGTAACGCAATTGTCAGTTTGACACGTTTTGGGTCACTAACGGAACCCAAACATCCTGTTGAAAAAAAGTGAAGAATTCCGCGGATTGTACTTGCTTGGGGCGAATTCCGTGGTACGGTTAAAGTGCCGACACAGGAGAACAGGTGAACTTAAGCACATCTGTCAGGGCCGCAGTCAACCGTACATGGGGGGATTCTACCTCTCCTTGTGTCGGCGACGGGGGGCTGCGGCTCACTTTTCTGAGGAGAAGCTGTGGGCGTCAAGATTGTTGACTGCGACCAGTGCGGCAGGCACATTCGCGAGGGCGACTACTGCGCGTGCGATTCGTGCTATCAGGCTCTGAAAAGCAAGTGCGCCGACCAGGAAAAACGCATTGCCGAGTATAACCGGCAGCATCCGCGCGAGAAGCCCCAAGAGGAACCCTGCAGCGACGACGCAGCGGCAGCGTACATGAGGGAGTGCATCGCGGACTTCCTCGCAGAGTATAACCGGCAGCATCCGCGCGAGAAGCCTGAACAGACACCCGACTGCGACCCCGGGCGGTATTCGCCTGAGCGCGCAGTCGAATACTTCACGGCGCGCATCGAGGAGAACAAGTGGTTGAAGGACTTGGGATATATGGCAGAGTTGACGTGGTGTGGTAATCACATACGCGGGCTTAACACGGTCAGCCTGCCAAATGCCCCCGCTCAATACCCCAATGTGTATATTCAGGAGAACACTCTATCCGTCAATATGTGGGACGGTACGAGCAGCCAGGTCTATTCCGGCATCTCTCTCATTGCCGCATGGAACGCCTTCCTGGCCGCAGTCAAGCCAGTGTATCCGCAGATGTGCATCGATTGGCTGAAGCAGCAAAGGCCGGATGTGGAGTGGCTTGACACCGGCCAGGCAATCTTCAATCGAGGAAGCAGGATGGTCTTTGATTATGGGGAGAACAGAATCATACCAGACTACTATTCGCTGGGATGGAGGGGCACTATCGCGGACTTCCTCGCAGAGTATAACCGGCAGCACCCGAAGAAGAAAGTATGATTGGAGTCCCTGATGGGTCAAAAGATTGCGGTCAGCGACATCGTTATCGGGAGCGTCCTTGTGGCGTCGGCCTTCGTGTTCCCACCCCTGCTCGGCGCCGCCATCATCTTCTTCGTTGGACGGGCTGTGTGGCGCGCACTAACAAAACCCAAAGATTCCCCGCGGAATTAACTTGACTCGCGAGAATCCTGGCATAGGATGGGGAATTGGTTGCAGAAAGGACTGTCTGATGAAACCTAACGGGCATGGCGAGTCGCGGAAGAAAGTCTCTCTGAGCCTTTCTGCAACCACCGCGCTCGCCTGCCCGGAGGTATTGCCGTGAAACTCTACAAAGTCAAGGACTGGGATGAGCATTTTGAGACACACGAAACGCGCAAACTCAAAACTCTCGCATGGATAGCTGTGCCGACAAAAATGGATGGCGAGGGATATACGGAACTCCTTGACCATCCCAATGGCGCGGCGCACTTCGGAGCGTGGACGGCAATGGCAAAACTTGCCGCCTCTTCCCGACCTCGCGGGGCATTCTCCCGAACCGGCGGGATGCCAATGCCCTTATCTGCTATTGCTCGAATGACTCGTATCCCTTTACAGATTCTTGAAGAAGCCATACCACGCTTTCTTGAAATAGGCTGGCTTGCAGAGGAGGAAGTTGAGGGGAACCGGGAAAATCTCCCGCCGTGCCGGGATATTCTCCCGGAAGAACGGGAGAAACCTACGGACACAGGTACCACAGGTACCACAGGTACTACAGACAAACAATTAACCCCCCATACCCCCCTTGAAAAGGGGGATGATGTAGGAAATCAACCACAGAAGCCCAAGAGAGACCCCAACGCCACCATAAGACCGAAGGCCAGAAAGGAACCTGTGGGTAACTACACCGAGGAGTTTGAGACGTTTTGGGCCTTTTGGACGAATGTACCGGCCCCGCATGGAAGCAAACTGGCCGCCATGAAGTGGTGGGCCAAGAAGTTCGGGACACCCAAAGGCTTCACGCTTGAGGTCATTATGGCAAAGGCCAAAGAATACGCGGCCTACCGAAAATGGCAGACCTCAACAGGCTCAAACGTCAGTTCGATGCACGCCAGCACCTTCCTGGGCGACAAGAAGGAAGGCTGGCGAGACCAATACCCTGTCCCGGCAGGACAGGGCAGCGCCTTGCCGTGGGGCACTTGTGCGAAGTGCGGCAACAAGGTGGGCAACACCATTGAGGGGATGTGTAAGCCATGCTATGAGGCTTTTTTGGCCGAACAGAAGGCACGATATGGGTGACGAAGAGGAGCGGGATTACCTGCTGCCGCAGGACATAACGGCGGAGCGGGCGATCCTGTCAAGCATGCTGCTGTCGGGGGACGCGGTTGCACGAGCCACGGAAGCGCTGACCGGGCAGGAGTTCTACTTCCCAGCGCACAGGCACGTGTTTGCGTCGATACAAAACCTCTGTGTGAAGGGGAAGCCGGTTGACTTGGTCGGGGTCAAGTTCGACCTTGAACGGCACAGCCACCTTGACGAAGTGGGGGGCGAGGAGTTTTTGCTCTCCCTTTGGGATGGGGCGGCCAGCAGCGCCAACATAGCGGCCTACATTGAAGTGGTGAAAAACCGCCATATTCGGCGGTCTGTCATCGAGGCAGCGTCCCGCATCGTTCGGGAGGGTTACGACCCGACCATTGAGACGCTTGACCTTTTGAACCGGGCAGGAGCGGCCATTATGGGCATCGAAATTTCTAAAAATACCACCGGAGCCGTGGAGTTGGCCACGGTGGTAAGGCGCCTTCTTGACCGGATCGCCACCGCCCGCGACCATCCCGGCCTGTTGGGGCTTGCGACCGGCTATCACGACCTCGATACCCACATTGGCGGCTTCATGTTAGGTGAGTTTATTATCCTCGCCGCCCGGCCCTCCATTGGCAAAACAACGCTTGCCTGCAACATGGCGCAGCGCATCGCCCGGCGGGGCGTCCCCGTAGGCATCTTGAGCCTCGAAGCGTCTGCCGACCAAATAGCCATGACGATGCTGTCGGCGGTCAGCCATACCGACGGCAGAAAAGTCCTCAGCGGCTGCGCCAGTAAGGATGTGACTGACACCCTCCTGACCCAGGACGGCCCCGCACTTTATGACTTGCCCATCGTCCTCGACGACAACACCATGACCATCACCGACCTCATAATGCGGCTCCGCCGCTACCAGCACCGCTACCACTTCGGCGTCGTCTTTATCGACTACCTCCAACTTATCGCCCCAGCGCACCATGAACGCAACCGCGAACAGGAAGTCGCCCAAGTGTCCCGCCTCCTCAAAACTACCGCCAAAGACCTCCATATACCCATCGTCGTCCTCTCCCAATTAAACCGCCAGCCCGAACAGCGCAAAGATAAACAACCTTCCCTCGCCGATATACGTGACAGCGGCATGGTCGAGGCCGACGCCGATGTCGTCCTCCTCCTCCACCGCCCCGATTACTACGACCCCAACGACCACCCCGGCCTCCTCCAAATCCACGTCGCCAAAAACCGATACGGCCCCACCGGCCTTGTTGACCTCTCTTTCATCAAGTCCGAAAACCGCATCGAATCCTGCCATTACCAAATAGGAGAATAATCGTGAACTCTCCCTTCCTCGTCCTCTTCGTCGGCGGCCCCCTCGACCGTACCACCATCCCCAACGCCCCACACCTCCCCCATACCCATTACCCCGTCCAAATACCCCAAACCCTCCCATCCCCCTTCCTCCACGGCCTCAACGTCACCCACCATGTCCCCGATATGTCCCACCCCTATACCCTCATCTACCTCCCCCATGACCTCGACCCCTCCCATCCCTCCATCGTCGCCCACTACGTCTACCCTACCCATATCCACCTCTACCAACACCTCCTCCCACATGATACCCCCCCTATAAAACCCGAACCCGATGACCCCAATCCCTAAACCCTCCTCCTATATTTCCCTCCCACTCCGCGGCGGCCCCCTCGACGGCCTCTTCCTCTCCCTCCCCCTCGACCCCAAGTCCTCCCTCCCACCTGACTTCCTCCACCTCCCCCACGCCCCCATCTCCCCTCCTGCCACCCTCCTCAAATACCCCCTCGATGACGCCGATATTCCCTTCTCCCTTACCTATAAACTCATCATCATCATCCATCACCCCCCTACCGTCATCGACCCTTCTCATCCTCCTGCCGACCACAACATCCCCCCACACCTGCCCATCTCCTCCTCCCAATGCTTCTATTCCTTCACCCCTACCACCCTCTTTCATCCCCATACCATAAAGTAGCCCCCCCCCCCTCACCACTACCCTACTTACCCCATCCTCGTGCCTCCTATCCGTTCCCCCTTGCATTTTCTTCAAGCCCTTCACTGCCCTGTTCCTCCCACCTCCCCTCACACGTTTGTCCTGAAATCATCAGCAGGATGGAGAGGTCGAATAGTTGGGAAGGTCGCGCCGCACCCCCCTTCCCTTTTTAGCCCCCCCCTTCTTTCGCCGCAAGGCCCGGAATTGAAACACGGAATCCACTATTTTATCGAGCGAACCGCGTATCGGATAAGTAGTCCGATACATGGCCTTGAGAGGCAGCATGGGAAATTCAGACAGTTTGCCCTTCCATCGACATTCTTGGCATACTTTTTCACGATTGAGTTTTGCATGTTTTTGCGAAAACCACTATCGATACTTGTGAACAGAATTGCGAAAAAGGTCAAACTTGAGAGTGCAGGTGCAGATATACAAGCAGATATACAATTGGACAAGAATGCAAATATACAAGAGTGACAGAGAGGGGAAAGGAAGGAATTGGGGAGTAGGTGAGAGTGCAAATATACAACATGGTAACGGTGCAGGGATACAAGAGAAGTGAGAGCGGAAGAGACAGGAGTGTATCGTACAAGCGAGATTTTAGTGCAATTAAAGGAACTCTCTTAAGAGAGCAGAGTCCGAATAAAACCGGAAGAAGAGGAAGCTACAAGAAACAGAGAAGCAAGAGTGTTGGAAAATCCGACAGTTGGGTGACGAAAATTGACATAGGTGACGAAAATTGTCAGTAGTTACAAGTATCTATGCTATATGGAGTTACAGGGTTAGGTGACGAAAATTGTCAGGTGAAGTGACAATTTTGGGCACAGTTAGGGAATTGTAAGGGGAGAGGATAAAAACCACAAGTAGTTATTGTGGTAAGGGGTTACAAGATAGTGCTTGGTTGTGGCACGAAAGTTGCAGTCTTTAATCAGCACATACTGGGAAGTACTCAGCAAGCCCTCCGTTAGGCCAGCAGAATGGTTCGTGGTTTCCCGGCCAAGTCTGTCTGGGGAGCAAAAGGGCGCCAAGCTGGGGAAATGAGCACAATGCATAAAGGCCCGCGGCTTGCTGCGGGAGTAACGCCGGTGGACGCGACGTGGTTATGCGTAATCCCCTGAATCCCGGGTTGATGACCTTAAGCGCACCGGTTATATTGCGGAGTTGCTCCCCCAGAGCAGGAACGCCTTGTAAGACTATGGCAAGTCATGGTATGGCAAGGATAGTTCCGTCGTGAATGTCAACGCGGTTGCGTTGAATAGAGGTTTTGGGGCCCGGGCCGAATGGGCAAAGCACTCACAGGCTTTTACCTCGCAGACCGGCTTATACTTGCAAGGTATCGGAAACTTTGCAAAGCCGTTGACTTGGGAAACAAGAAAGTGGGGAGTCTCGGATTCTACTCCGATACGGGTCTGATACTCTATCAGCGTATAGACAGTAAAGCGCCATTGTTGCGTCTTGGGGTCTATGCTAAAAGCGGATTCAAGCGGCAAAGGGACTGCCAGAGACGGCCCGAAAAGCGGTCGAAGCGCGGCGAACAGCCGGTTGTCTGGCAGTCCCAACAGTTCAAGCGGACAGCAGGCATAGGGTGTTCCTATACTTGTGGCAAGACCGCGAAAGAGGCAGTTGCGAAAGAGGAGGTCGTGTTATGGGTAATGGCAAAAGCGGTAGCGGTACGTGGCAGAGTGACCCGGCATCGAAAAGTCAGAGATTCTATCTCTGGGTGTTGACGAAAGAGGATTATCGTCAGCGCAAAATCACCAAAGGTGAGGCGTCGAAACTTATCGACAGCCTTAAGAGGGGGAAAGCGGCTGTCCCTACGGGACAGGCTTTCGAGGCGAAGGTTGCTGAGGATGCTCGGGAAATAGCCACCCTGATGGCGAGAATCGCCGAGTTGCAGGGCAGGAAGCCGGTTGCCGCGAAGCGGCAGGGCAAGAGAGAGGTCGTATTATACATACCTGGCAAGGCGAATGTGACCTCGACCGCCGTAGTCGTGTAAGCCCGCAAGGGCCAAGCCGCCGTGAAGAGCGGCGGCTTAGCCTGTAGGGTATGGGTGTTCCGTGCCCTATCGGGAACTCTCAAAAAGAGGAGGTCTGATATGACAATGCAGGAGGCCCTTTATTACAAGGGCAAGAAAGAGGCAGAAACGGGGAAGCCTCACAGGATCGTGGAGTTACGCAATCTCCCCGAATATGTGCGATTCGGCGTCCTGCCGGAGTATGAGACGGACGCGTATCGCAAAGCGGGACGGCGGGACATTGTGCCCGTCGGAGCGTGATGGCAAGGCCGCGGAGAGGAGAAGAACATGGCAGAGAGCGACGAAGAGATACGGGAGCGGTTCGAGCGAGAATTTCGCAGCCTCCGGCAAAGCGAGGGTGCGAAAGGCCGGTCGTGGAGAAGTCCTATGAGTCCATTTAGCAAGTACTTCCGGGATGCTCGGGGCCAGACGCATCGATTTTCGGATCACACGACGCCAGCAAGCCGCATTGAGGGCAGCCACTATATCGAGCATCAGTTTGATAGCCGGCCGCGATTGACCCTTGAGGACATACATCAGGAAATTCGTAAGAGGGCAGCCAGGGGGGACGCGTGGGCTGCCGAGCAAGTTGCAAAACTGGGTCTATAGGCCGGGGCTAACGCCCCCTTTGAGAGAGGAGAAGAACATGAGAATCTACCGAGAGGATAGAGCCGCCCTCGCCGCCCTCGGCGACATGCGAAACTACCCCGTGGCCGAGTGGCGGGAAAAGGGCCGTGGAAAGTGGAAGAAATGGCAGCCCTTAGCGTGGGAAGTGCCCGATGAGATTGTGAGGGCGCGGGGGATCACTCCTATCCTGGGGAATATCGCATTCGCGATACGTGAACGTCGCAGTGAGGCCGGCGAAAAAGGCGCACGAACGCGGCAGTCAAAGATGTGGGATTTCTGCGTGAAAAATAACCTTACTCCGGGCATCGGCGAGGCCGCCTTTTATGGTAAAGTGGAGCTCGACGACGCGAAACGGATAGCCGAAAACGCACGGTGGCGACATGATGAGACTGATTACGATGAACTCCTGGGGAAGGGTTTTTCCAAAGAGGATGCGCGGGACTTGATGAAGCCTATCGCCTGAACCCCTTCCTTCCCGCGGCCCTGCTGGGCCGCGGAGAGGCCGGGGCCGTGTAGCCCTGGTCAAACCCTTGAGAGCAGTTGCGAAAGAGGAGGTGTGTTATGATGTCGGAGCGCGAGTTGCGCAATCTCAAAGTCGGTGGCTTCTTCTCCGTGTTGGGGCAGGGCTATCGCAAGGTGGCGGAATTGCGCCGGGCGGAGCGGGCTATCGAGGACAAAATCCGTAGCATTGAAAGCCGCGGGAACAACGCAGTGCCGCCAGTGCTGTTTCACTATCTCGACGAAACGCGGAAACACCTAATGACGGCAATCGCCGTCACGAAAGAGGCGCTTGCACAGTGGAAAGCGGTGTCAGCATGAGTAACAGGACGTGGGAAGTACGAGAAGTTGACCCTGAAAACTTGTCCTGCTATGAAAAGAGGTGAAGCATGAACACGAAAGCGTTCACAGAAATCATGGAAGCCGTAACAGCGGTGCTGCCGCGCCAGACGACGCGGCCCATTCTCAAGGATGTGCATATCTCCATGAAGGGAGGTCGCTTCCGAGCGCAAGCCACAGACTTGGAACGCGCCATGACAGTCACATTGCCTGTCACCGCGCCGGCGAACGCCAAGCCACAGGACTGGCTTATCGGCGGCAAAGACCTTGCCGCAATCGTCAAGAGCATCAAGCAGGAGGAATTCGGGTTGCGGCTCATGGACGACAAGGCATACGTCGAAGCCAGTGGTGCGAAGTCGGTTGTCACCATCACTAACAAGGTTGCGGACTACCCCGAAATCGCCGAGTTGCCCGCCGAGGACAAGCGCATCTGCACGATAGAACACGCGATGTTCCTCGACGCCTTCGCAAGAGCATCAAGATGCGTGGCAAAAGACGAAATCAGGTACGCCCTCAATGGCGTATGGCTGGTGCTGGACGGCCACACGGCCACATTTGCCGGGACAGACAGGCACAGGCTGTTCGAGCTGCAGGTCAAAGCCGATTGCGTCAAAGGCCGGAAAGCGGCAATCATTGTGCCGCCGACAGTCCTGAGACCCTTGCGCTCCCACCTGTTCGGTGATACGCTGTCGGTATATGTCACCGATACCGACTTGTACTTCGAGGGCAACGGCAATGTGCTTTCCGCGCGAATCATGGAGGCCACTTACCCGAAGTACCGCGAAATCATACCGAAGATTAACCCCGCCAAGACCTTCAAGGTCGATGTCCCGACAATGCTGTCGGTGATCGCGCAGGCCAGAGCGATAACCATGGAGGAAACCAGAAGTATCGGGCTGGAAATAAACGCGACCGGCCACGAAGGTAAGATTGTCGTCTCGAGCCGCGACCCCGAAAAAGGAACATTCAGCGCAACGGTTCCCATCCGGGAAGGCACGAAGTTGAAGGCAGAAGCGGCCTTTGACCCGGACTACCTCACACAAGGACTTGCGATTATCGGGCCTGACCCGACGTGGTTCGTTAATGACCACGAAACAGCAATGGTACTGACCAATCCATCAACGGTGTACGTACTCATGCCGATAAGACGATAGGCCGGGGCCGTGTAGCCCTGGTCAAACCCTTGAGAGAGGAGAAAGAAGATGTGCAGAGCAGCAAGCGGTATTGCGGTCAAAGACAGAATTCTCGTCAGTCAGCATGATGCACATGAGGTCATTGTTGGCGAGTACCACCTCGACGACCGAAATGGTGCGCCGGACTTTGTCCGCTTCGAGATTGCGCCGCCCGCGGGCGGGGACTTCACCGCTCCGTTGAAAAAGTGGGTCTTCCACGTAGACCAAGACTTGCTCCCGCGCTGGTGGAGCGCAAAGCGCTACGAAGCCCTTGTGCGCGAGTGGCTTGCTAAATCATGGTTTCCCAGCCGCGTCAACGGCGGCATTCTCATTCTCCACTCAGGTTTCGCCGACCTGTACGGCACGAGCCACGCCAACCTGTACGACAACAGCCACGCCGACCTGTACGGCACGAGCCGCGCCGACCTGTACGACAATAGTTCCGTCAACCCGCACGATAAGAGCCGCGCCGACCTGTACGACAACAGCCGCGCCAACCTGCACGACAATAGTTCCGTCAACCTGCACGATAAGAGCCGCGCCGACCTGTACGGCACGAGCCGCGCCAACCTGTACGGTGAGAGCCGCGCCGACCTGTACGACAACAGCCGCGCCAACCTGCACGATAAGAGCCGCGCCGACCTGTACGACAACAGCCGCGCCAACCTGCACGATAAGAGTTTCGCCCGCATATATTCGAGCAAGGCGACGATAAGTTCCATCCGCGGTATGGCGGTCGCTATTGACTGCACAGGTGAGAAACCTATTTATACTGTGAGGACATAGGGCCGGGGCGCAAACCTCCTTGAAAGGAGCGTAGACCATGCCAAAGGTGTTTGACAAGTGGGTAGGGAAAGAAGTTGAAATTTGGCCCCCCAAGTGTAACTTCAACGTTGTGGCTGAAAGGGAATTCCAGTATCGTGGAAAGTGGTATCGCATAGAGGTCTATCCGTACCACAATGGCGACCTCGTGTGGGTAGGTTATCGCGCTGACGGCGCGAGGTGGAAGCAAGTGCCGGCTTTTACGCGTGCAGAGGAGAACCGCTACCCAAAGTTTCTCGCGGAGGCTGGATATGCTTTGTGGAAAGGCACAGGCATGCCATCAAAAGAGGGTGAGCGTGTTGTGCCGGTATAGATGTAGGCCAGGCCCTAACCCTGGTCAACCCCAAGAGAGGAGAAGAACATGACCGAGAAGTCGCATACACCGGGGCCGTGGGAAATCTTGGCCTATTGCGAAGCCGACACCGCTATCCAGGTCGGGCACCGCATACGTCTCAGTTCAAGCGGACACGGTTACCAGGCCGATTGGGTCTGTGAGGTTGATGGCGGAGGCGAGGGGGAAATTACTCCGCGGATGGAGGCCGACGCCGCCCTTATCGCGAGTGCTCCCAGCTTGCTCTCGGCCTGTGAATACGCCTGTTGCGTCATGGGGTGCTACAAGGGCACGGCCCAATATGCCCTCGGCGAAGCATACGCACGGCTTAGGGCCGCCATTGTCAAAGCGAAAGGATGGTGACCTGTGACCTTGCCCGCTTGTACGCGCTGCGGCGAATGCTGCCGACAGGCGCCTTGCCTGCTCGGTATCGCCAAGTATGGCCTGCACGTGGGGCCGTGCCGCGGCTTGCGCTTTGTCTCGCGGTGGCGCATCACTGACGAGGGGCAATGGGAAAATGCCCAGTCAACAGAGTGCTCCATTTTCGCCGACACCCCCGAAGGCCCCGACAAGGAAGCGCTTCGGCGCAGGCTCGCGATTGAGTTCGGGTGCCGGTTCAAGGAAACTGCAAATGAGATGAAGGACACTCAACATGTCTGACACTTACGGCAACCTCGCGAACAGAAAAGTGGTAGTCTGGGGCAGAGTGTTCTTTTGTCAAGCCGGGTTCGCTTTGTCCCAGTACCACTTTCCCGAAGAGGACAGGATTTACGGCTGCTGGGTCGATACTCAGGAGCAGGACATCATACGGCGTCGCGACATAGAACGTTTGGAGGGTTAGTCACATGGGACGAAAAGTATGGAAAGTTGAAGATTACCCTGCATGGAGTATTGACATTGAACGTCGCATCTCGCTCCGCAGAGTTTCGCAAGCCGCTGTCGCGGCGGTCTGCGGCAAACCGGGAGGTTACTGGTGGAGCAAGATATCGCGCTTTGCGAATCCACCGCCGGACTGGGATATACTCAAGCCCAAAATCGAAGCCCTCTTGATGAAGGATCAATAAAAGGAAAAAACCACTTGACTTGTCAATTCTTGCTGTTTAATTCAGAGTGGGCGGTTGGAGGGAATCCCGTCACAGGGCTACCTCCAGAGAGAGAAATCCCTTCCAACCCCGGGCCGCCCACTTTTTTTCTTTTGTCAATTCTTGCTCACCCCTTGACAAGCGGCAAGGCGCGTGGTATGATGCTCTCAAGAGTGGCAGGGGTCGAATGTTCGCGGCCACTTAAAATAAAACGCGACACGCTCACGACGAACGCGACATACGCGGGCCGGTACTTGGAACAACGTCGTCAGCCATCCCCCGAACCCCAAATTGCCTTGCAATTTTATGGGGGGGGAGGGGGGGCGCTTCTCTGAAACGCTCACCGCGAACCGGTATTAGTAGTACAAGAGTAGTTCAAGAGTCTAAGAATCCCAATTCCCCCTTTTTCCCCTTTTTGATAAGGAGTCCAATGATGCCTTCCGGTTATCATCACTGGGAAGATGTCCAAAAGCCGATGGACTTGCACAGCAAAGCAAAGATGCTCGGCGAACTCTTGGCTTGCGCGCTTGATGATTGCCCGCTGGATGACCGCGGGATATTGCGAGAATGGATGGAGGAGTGTAGTCGCAATACACTCAAGAGGTTCGCGGCCAACCGTGTCAAAAACATGCGGCATGGGTCTGGTACAAGCGAATCGGACGATGCTCCAGCACTTTGACAATTGCCTCCTCTTTTATTGCGCGACATAGGCGGGTGCGCCAGTCTGCCACGGCCAACGCCCGCCTGTGTCAACCCTTCTGCCTTCCTTGACGAAATACCGCCCTATGCGCTTCCCGCATGGCCTCAGTGGGCGGGTGTCCTTGCCCTCTTCGCGGCCCGCCGCGTCCAGGGTGCAGAAAGCTGGCCTCGACTTCCCGCGGGCAGGACGGGCTGGGGTGAAACTCGTACGCGATGACATCCTGCTCGGTCAGCAGGTGGAGCCGCTGGACGTGGGGGCATGTCGCGGGATCGCGCTCGCAGCGGCACTGCTTCTGGCCGCTCATCTTACCGCCAATTTCAAGTCACCGGAAAGTTCAGCGGAGTGCCGGAACTGCCCCGACCCTTTCAGTTTGGGTAACTGACGTGTCTCTCTTGACACTTCCTCCGCATCAACAACCCACCTCAAATCCTTTGACTTCGGGTAATCTTGCGTCCACTTGATAGGCGACTCGCGGAGCAGCCGCTTCCGCTCGCCGTGAGAGCACAGAAACTTGCAGTACCGGAACTGATAGCCGTGTGTTTTTATGAGGCCCAGGGCGAGCGTCGCCGATTTCTTCCTTGTCCCGTAGCGCGTGATAAGAAGCCGCGGGTGAACGACTTCGCCATCTTTGGTGGCGTAGAACTGCGACCATATAGAACCGCCGTAGAGAAAGTTTGCTGCTTGATAGACATAGCCGGGCTTGCCGCGCAGCCCGTCGGCCCAACTGTAAAGCACCTTCACGTGAGGGCATTCACGCTTGATATGTTGCACCATCATTCCGAGGAACTGCGTTTCGGTATTGCGCGGCATTTCGTCGAGCACGCGGAGGCGATTGAGTTCAAGATACTCCTTGACCTCGAGCGATGGGAATAACTTCTTGATTGTGTGTTTCGGCCTTACGCCATACCCCCACAAGGCAACACCGACAAATTTGTCCTTATGAAATAGTCCCAGGCACAATTCCGTAATCGGCGGGCAGACCGTTGCGTAATGGTGCGCGGCGACAAAACGCCGCCCGGTTGATGCATGTATCTCATGCACAATCACGTTCTATACTCGTTCATTTCCACTCTTGCTCAAGTGCCTCGATGCGCTTCTGCAACGTGGCCTTCTCGTCGCCCAACTTCACTATCACTTGCAAGAGCCCATGCATGGGGTGGGACTTGCACTCAGTCACGTGACGGTTGTAATCAGTCTTCACCGCCATAGGCTTGCCGCAAAACGCACACATCAGACGATCCCCGGACAGTATCATCATTCACTCCTTTTCAGTTGCGCCATGATGTACCGATACTTCGTAGCCGGAGCCATAGCCGTAGCCGGAGCCGTCGCCGGAGCCGGAGCCGTCGCCGGAGCCGGAGCCGTC